AACTCCTTTGACGGGTCATGCCCTCAAACCGCAATCGCACCAGTCGCCGCAAACGATCTCTGTAATCGACTCTACGTTGATACAATCGCGGGTGGAGGCAGCGTCGTCGGGGTTTTTGCTGGAAATAATATCGACATAACTGGAACCACACCATCACCCATCGTCAATCTTAAATCACCCCTAACCTCTACCCTCGCACTCGGTACTCAAAACATAACTGGAACGACTTCTGTTATTACCCTGACTGATAATGCCGCTGTTATAGAAATGGGCGGAAATGGAATAATCCCTACGCTTTATGGTCATCAAGGAATTAATAGACAAGATCCAGGGGCATTAATTATACAAAACTCCGTGCCAGCACCCAGCGGTGGCGGTGGAATACAACTGAATTGCGTTAGTGGGGTTGTATCGACTGATACTGCTTTTCAACCGCAACGTATTTTAGATACTGCTGGTGGGTCTGGAATCGCAGGTCAGGTCTTAAGCAGTTTGGGGGTAGGGGGGACATCGTGGATTAATGATGGTGGCACTCCGACCATCACCGATACAAACGCAAACGCCCCGTTTTATCCAGTATTCGTTGCTGGATCTGGTGTTCAACCACTTCTCGCTGATATCGCCACCACAACCACAAGCATTAATCCATCAAACGGTAATTTTAGTGTAGTCGATACTTTGAAATTAACACAGGATACAGTATCGATTGGTAAAAGTGCTGGAATTGTTCAAGCGGGGAATACCGTGGCAATTGGCACAAGTGCGGGTGGAAATCAAACGGCGGGTGCTGTTGCTGTTGGAAGTTTTGCTGGCAACGGGTCGCAAGGTGCGGCGGCGGTCGCAGTCGGTTTTGCTGCGGGTTATTCAGCACAAGGCGGATCAACAACCGCGATTGGGGGGACTGCGGGGAATGCTAATCAAGCAGCGGGGGCAACGGCGGTTGGATATGGTGCGGGAAACGCCACGCAGGGCGATTCGGCAACTGCGGTTGGGATTGGGGCAGGTGGGTCGGGTCAGGGAACAGGGGCAGTCGCAATCGGAGTAAATGCTGGATCAACGAATCAGGGAGCAAACGCAATCGCAATTGGAGGGGCGGCGGGTATTACAAATCAAACCGCAGGGTCTATATGTTTAAATGCGAGTGGTGCTGCTCTCAACCCCTCCGTCGCGGGTTGTTTTATTAATCCTATTCGCGGTGTGGCACTCGGTATAGGGGTTGGGCGGGTATTTTACAATACTACTACTTTTGAGTTACAATACTCAACAACCTAATCCTACTCACGAATCTCGATCGCGTCCGCCACAATCTCATCATAACTCATACCTGTTTGAGTATGTATTTTCTTCATCGCCGATTGAAACTCTGGCAATTTCATATCGTCCTCCATCAGGCACAATACCCGCCACACACAAAACGCTCCACACGTATTAATATTATTTCGCTTCTCTTGAAAATCCATCTTGTTATATATCACATTCCACCCCTGCGTCTTCGCATTATTCAACAGGTCTTCGAGGTAATTATGCGTCGCATCTACTACCTGGTTCTGCTCTGGCGAATTCCATTCCAAAGGCGAATCTGGTGAGTACGGTGATGATCCATAGGGGCAGAAAAACTCGATAGTCGATTCATACCTCATCACCGCCACCCAGTGACCATTTTGCGGAGTATGCTCGTATAGCATGATAAAATAATCTCGCGGTTTGCGAAGAATTGACTGGATCGTCGGGTAGTTTTTCAGTTCGCGAAACATAAGGATCTTCGCCGACGGCAAATATACCTCTAAATCCGCATCACTCATCGGTTCAGTCATAATCTTACGCAATTTCGGTTTGTCCTGTGCGGATCCAAATACACCTTCATTCGGCATCGGGTTCATTTTTCGGTGTTATACATATCATTCGATTTTGTTTTTATTCCGTATCGGAACGAAATTATATATAAAAACAAAATTGTAATGATATTCATAAAACATACCGAATGTCGCTCAACGCTCTTGTCCCTTGTTCCCTTCCCGCCGCAAAGGCGGCAGGTGCCGCACCAGGTATCGCATTAGGTGCCTGCGAATATTCTGGTCTGAATTCTACTTCTGCGTATGATGTTCTCTTTGGTACCGTTACCCTCGCCGCTGGCACAGCAACACTTAATATTGCCTCCATTCTCGGTAATGATGCCACCAATACCATTCCCGCCGCTCGTAATGCCGCCTGTATTTTTGAAGGGTGGCAGGGTTCCGCTGTCGGTGCCGCCGTCGCTGGTGCTCTTGCCGCCAATTCTGGTGCTGGTTATGTTGGTCGTCTCGTGATCGCTGGTGCCGCCCCTGCTCAAACCAACACCCTTACCATTTCTGCTATTAACGCCGATGGTTCTATCCTCAATACATCTACCGCCACCGTCGGTTTCCGTCTCTACGTCCCTAAAGTCGGTTTCTATTAAGTTATCGGTAATGATGTGGATAATGGTTTAAATGGAAAAACTGTTAATATACAATTACATTATTATTGTATATTATGCCACCTAAACAATATACGATCACTCCATTTATGGAGCAACTTGAAGCAAAAATGACCGAGCATGGACTATCCAACTGCTCTCGACTAACCTACCTTCGAGTTATTGAAAACCTCGCTGGAAAACCACTTCACGATCTATCATCATTTCTTAACGTGGAGTGGATTGAAGAAAAACTCGCACACCTGAAACCTAACACCCGTCGCGTGTATTATACCTCGATCCACTCCGCACTCAAACTCACCTACTTAAAGAAGAATGACGATGGAACTGAAGAATACACCGACGGCGAAACGGGCGGTGCTATATGTCATTATCATAAGAAAATGATGCGGATCGCACAAAAACATAAGGAAATCGCCAACCTCAAAACACCAACACAAAAAGAAAACTGGATTGAATGGAATGACGTTATTGATAAATGGGACGAAATGAAAGAACAATATGATACCCTAAAAGAAAAGTCGGTTATTACACATGATTACGAATACCATTTTCTCCTTCACTTTGTTATCCTCACCCTCTATGTAAAATTATTGCCTCGCAGAAATGCGGATTATCTCTATATGATTGTATGTCAAAAACGCCCCGAAGTGCTGGACGAAGAACAAAATTACCTCATTCTCGATGATAAGATCTTTATCTTCAACAAATATAAAACAGTAGGCAATTACGGTTGTCAGGAAGTCGCAATCCCAGATGAAATTTTAGAGCTCATTTACTTCTATATATTCTCTCGGAAGGAGGATATCCCATCTATCGGCGTGGATTTAAAAAAGGGTAAAACTATCCCATTCTTACTCTACCGATGCGGAACCGCGTTTAACAGCAGCAACGGAATTACTCGGTGTCTTAATAAGGTGTTTCGACCCAAAAAGATCGGGTGCTGTATGCTTCGTACTATTTTTGCTACCGAAATGCTCCTTGAAAATCAGGAAAAATCAAACACGATTGCCGAAGGCATGGGTCACTCCGTATCCACACAGCAAAACATATATGTAAAACACTAACCGACTTACATCGCCCCGATATCGTCCAGCGGAATATCGACGATTTCATTATTACGAGGGGCGTCCTTTGATTGCCTTCGAGACCTCGTAACCAAATCCGCCTTTACAATAAAATTCTCTGGTTTGTTTATCACCACCTCCGACAGTCCATTCGTTAGTGCGGGTCGTTTGATGTTTTCACCATCAACCTTCGGATATTTCGTCTTATATTTATCTATAATATCATCTTCGATAATCGGAGCAATCTCCTCCAGATTCTTTATATCCGTTCTAATCATCGTCAGCATATCCTTCGCATTCTCTCGGACATCTCGTTCAAGAGCGAGTTCAACAGACAATTTTCGACATAATTGCCCGTATTGTAACGACACGAGTCGATGACGCTCCGATCTTTGTGCCAATTGAAAATAAGAGTCGAGAGATTTTATCACCCCAACAAACACCGACGCAATCCCCAGCACTATATTTATATCCTCATAATCGATTTTAATCCCAGTAGTAAAACCGATAATGGAACTCAACACAATAACAGGAATATTAATTAGATTCGACGCAAACGCATATTTTTCATGCGACATTCGGTGTAAAATCGACAAGGACTCCGCCTTCTCCGCCTCGCATTTTAGCAGATTCTCCAGGTTATCATCATATTCGGGTGCTTTTCCCGCCATTTCTATAATAAAAAGAATACTGAATTTATGTTTATATAATGACGTACGACCCTATTTTTTCCCCCTATGGCACCTCTAAACCAGACCTAATTATGAAAAATGAACGATATGACCGTCATAAAGAATGGATCGAACCCCTCGTGAGTCAATATACCTCCTGCCTCTCAAAAAACCACATAAAAACCTGCGAATGCGGTGCGTTTATTCGCCTCACAACTGGCATTTTACGCCGTCATTTCACATCGGAAAAACACCTCCGCCATTCTGGTAAATGGACTGACATCGACGAACAACATAGTTTAGAGTGGAAAAAATTGAAAACAAAACCGAAATAAAACGATATGACGAGAGATTTATATGATCTACGCCCTTAAAATCATGACTTACAACATCAACGAAACTAAAAAAAAGCAATTCCTCTACAGAGAAGACTCCTCCGCCAGCATCACTCCACCCTCCACCCCCTCGTCCGTCCCCTCCACCCCCCGTGGAACATCACCGAAAAGAACCTGTGTTTGTTGCGGTTGGACTGTTTGGTAAAGAACGCGAAAAAGCGGATAATACGACTTAAAAGAATAATGGATATGGATAATATAAACCATTATCCAT